ATAACCATACCAGTATCTTTTCTATCTTGTCCTAAGTTCCCCTGTAACCAATGACCTACATATAAGAAATTGAAATCAGTATCAACTGAGTCTAATATAGATGATTTTGATTTACTATTGAATACATCTAAGTTAACACCTTCAAATAAAACCTCAATAGGTGTAGTCACTTTTAACTCACCAACTGGTTGTTGAGTATTTTTATCTACTTGAGTATAGATGGTTTTAATAAGAGTATCTTTAGTAAATTCCGATGGTGTGATTACTAAATCCATTAGATTAGAACCTTGAATGAATTCCTGTGGTGCAAGTGTAGTTTCTACTCCTGCAGTAATTCCAATGTTATACTTACCAACTTTCTTGAACTCATTTGCAACTGATACTTGAATAAAGATATCTGGTTGTTTGTTTATTTGAGTTACAATGTTGGATAAGATTTTTTGTCCAAATTCTGTTTGTGGGTCTATCTGGTCTTGAGGAGTATTCCCCCAACGAGTAGGTACGATTTTTACATCATACGTATCTAAATCAAAAAGTGATTTGAGGATATCTCTACTATGGTCACCATAACCCGAGCGAGTTGCAATTGGTGCCTGAAATAATAATAATGGTTTACTCATTTTCTAATTCTTTTATTCTGTTTTCTTCCTCGTTTCTCAAACATCTCTGAATAGAAATTTCGGTTAATTTAGTTATTTCTTCTATCTTCTCTGGTTCATGGGGTGAGTTATAACACTCAAATCTTGGAGATTCAACTTCGTTATCTTGTAATACGATGATATGATAATCTTCATTTAAATCTTTCATACCATGAATCGCCTTACGAGATTCATTTACTTGATTGGATGTCCAATAACCAGGTACTCTGATAATAAAAATTGGTTTACCCATTATCTCAGTTTATAAACGTTGAATTTCTTTTTAGGTTTCCAATTCTTAAAAGTGGTTTCAATTCCTTCAACAAGTGTACCACACATGTTTCCACGATTTAATCCCATTTCCCCCATGAATTCTTTTCTACCTTCTAAACCGGCTTCTTTTCTTTCTTGTGGTGTTTTATCGTACCAATATCTGATTGCATCAGTCACTTCGTAAATATCCACTTTATCATCAATGATATAAGGAGTAGGAACAGAACCAACCATGGTTTGAACTCGTGGCCAGAGTGGTTTAACCCATGAACCATGTGCTACTTTATCTTCCCACTTTCTCCAATCATGTAGAGAACCGATTTCAATATAATCTTCTGCAGTTAGATACTTACCATCTACTTTGAATCCACATTGGTCTTGTAATCCACCAGTAACATTTACAATTGATGGAGTACCTGCCATAACCGATTCTGCAGTTACTAAACCAAATCCTTCATTACCGGCGATGTTAATTGTAGCATCAGATAAGTTGTATAGGTAGTTTAATTGTTCTTGTGAAACTCTATCAGTTGAAAATTTAATATCACATGTAGGTGCAAGTGTTTCTGCAACTTTATATAAATCAGTACCATTTTGGTCTACTGGTGCGGTGTGCATTATCAAACATACCTTATCTTTATCTTCTTCAGGTAACCCATCTACGAATTTAGAAAAGGCCCAAATCACATCTGATGGTTGTTTACGTTTAATATTTCGGTTCATCCAAAATAAAACGAATTTATAATCTTTACCACCAAGAACTTTTTGTCTGAAATCTTCTGGTACATCCGTTGGTTTATATAAGTCTGAATTAATACCATGTGGTACATAAGATACTTGCCAATCTTCCAATGGTTTGATTGTTTCTGAATCAATCTTACCTACTCGATTTACGATACCGTAAGTCTGTCTTGAGATACAGCCTAACCAATCACATGATTCGTAGTAATCTCTATTATATTTTGGGTCTGGCAAATCATCCCAAATATGGTAGAATAAAATTGGAATATTTTGTCTTAACTCAGCTTCCATTTCGTATAACCATCTCCAATATCGTGGGTCAGTAAAGTGTAAGATTGCATCAGGCTGATGTCTCATAATTAATTCACGTAAGATATTTGCATCTCCATAACCACTCCAAGGAATGATTTTAAGAGAAGCATCTTCGATACCACTAATTCTACGAGCATCCTCACCAAGGTCAAACTCTTTACCCTTTTCTGGATGGTCTACTGCTGCACCTAATTGTACCCAATCATAATGTTCAAAAGTACCAAAAACTAAATCTTTGGATACTGTTGCGATTCCTGATGACATACGTAAATCATCGGATAATAAAAGAATTTTCTTCTTCTTTTTTTCTTCTGCCATTTAATTAAATTTAAAATTGTGAACCACTTGGTTCTAATTCTGTGTAGTTGTTTATTTCGTTTCTAAAATTCTCATCTTCGATATATTTGTCTACCGAACGATTTACTAATTTTTGTAGTGTGATATTAGAATCAAACGAAATTCTTTTAAAACTAGAGTATAAATTTTTTACAATCTTTACCGTAGTTAATTTAGTTTCTGCTTTATTTGTCATAACTCTCCTATTGGGTTTGTATTTTTTATTATATATAAATATATACGAATAGGAAAAACGGAAAAATTATTTCCAAATAGGACAAAGTTTTCTCGTCTTAAATTCGCACCAGTCACAAGGTTTACCTTTGTTAGTTGGGAATTCCGTTTGAATAACTTCACCATTATCTCCATAGACAGAATCAACAAATCCTTTGAAATCATTCCATGCCTTGTTTACAGAAGGTTTACCGTTTGCAGGTACAAACTTAGAGATACGTGGAATTGGGAAATCTGCACCTTCATACAATTTTCGTTTAAGGATTTGATACTCCACTTTAATCTTATCTAAAGGAATTCCATATTTGTCTGAATAGAATTTCTTGTACAATAACATTTGAGATATTTTGGTTTTATCTGCCTTCTGATATTTGTTCCAACCTCGTGTAGATGTTTTTAAATCAATGATAACATATTCGTTGGTAGTTAAATCTTCTAATAAAATATCAATGAAACCAATAAAGTGAACACCTGGTTTAATCTCAGCATTCAATCTCTGTTCTATTGCAACTAATCTCCACCCACTTTTAGCATAAAGAGTATCTAATTTGTTTGTGAAGTATTCTAATATTTTTACACCGTCCTCATAGAATTCTTGCAATTCTTCTTTAGTACATGGGTCATCCTCACCCATCTTCTCTTTCTCTTTCTTGAAATGTTCAACAAGTTTATCTTGTAACATTTGTTCTAGGTTGAGTTGAAGTGCCTGTTTCTTGGTGACATTATACATTACATCCAAAAAGTGTTGGATTACTTCGTGCATGCTCGACCCGAAAATTAAATGAATATTAGCATTACTAATACCTAACTTATCAATATAATTTAATTTGAATTGTTGCTGACAACTCGAATACATACCGAATTGCGAATAACTTACTCTTGCCATATAACTTGTGTTTTATCGTTTACTATGTAAAGATACGAAAAAAGTTTGGAATATCCAAACTTTTTCTATTAAACTTTCAATTTTAACTTGGTGATTTGTTTTTTATCTACACCATATTTCTCACATATATACTTAATATTCTCTCTACCTTCTTTAGTGGAGTAAAGTATCTCACAATATTCTTCGGCCTCTCGTGAAGAACATTGAAAATCTTGTATGATTAATTCAATCAACCATTTTTCGTATTTATCTACACCCTTACCTTTAACATACTTTAAAAAGTATCTTCCCTTTGGTAAAAGACCAATCATAGCAAGATACAATTGTTTTGGTTCTAAAGTTTGAGTTAATGGTTGTATTTCTGATAACAATTCAATCCAATCTGGATTCATAGAAAGAAATCTATGTACCATAAAATTAGACCAGGTCTTTTTATCAGCATCTTCTAAGGTATCCCAGTACTTTGGATTTTGTTCTTGAGTTATTGCCTTTATATGGTCAAAAAGTGTTTTTGGTTTAGTTTCACTCATTACAATCACATTTTTGTTTCTGGCCACATGCACATGTTGTGGTATCATCCATAACTGGTATTTCTTCCATATTTAACTTAACAAATTCTTGATATAGTTCATACGATTCTTTATGCATATTACATGCCTCTTTTCTACTCTCATCAATATGTACCGAATATACATCAATTACTTGGGCATTTAAACGACCATCAGTAATATCAGTATATTCTCTGTGTACTATTTGATAATCATCAAATTCTTCAGGTATAGCATTTAAAAATGATTTATAATCTTTTATAGTCATGTTCTTATTGTTTTTTCTGTAATTCCTTTGGTAGTAATTCTTGATTAATCTCTCCACAATCTCCACATAAATAGAGTTCTACTGGTATGATTGCATCTTGAGGTGTTCCTGTCACCAACTTAGAAATCTTTAAGAATTTGGTTCCTGGTATAAATACAGTACCTCCACATTCTTGACAAGTCATTTCAGTTGCTTTGGATAAATCGATTTTTGGTTGTTGTGGTTTAATTTCTGCCATTTTTATTTTTGTTTAGTTTATACAAAGATACAAAATTATAGTTTAGTATCCAAAAGTTTTACAATATTTTTTACAGTTTTATTACCAACTTTAACTTTGTGGTAAGGAATATTGTATTTTATTAAAGTATTCTCAATTTCTCTATCTAAATTTTTAGATTCTTCTAAACTTTGGTATCGTTCTTTATCATTATGAACCCCATCATCACTACGTTCCAATAAAATGTTAATTGAATCGTACTGATTATGAATATCTATGACTAACTTATCAAAGTGTTCTGAATTATATAAAGTAGATGGGTAAGTAGTTCCTTGATACACACTACGATACACGAGAGAAAGAATTATGGGTGAATCCAATACAATGTAATCAACTTTACCAAAACTCTTTACAATCCCTCTATGTTGGTTTGCA